GGTGGTAAGTCATACGCTATGTTAGCAGACCCAGTACGTTACTTGAACAATGAACACGCTAAGATGCTCTTGGTGCGTAAGTCTACAGAAGAACTACGTGAACTTGTATCAGTATCTAAGGTATTGTATCCTAAGGCTATTCCCGGTATTAGGTTTCTAGAACGTGACAAGACTTGGATAGCCCCATCTGGTGCATCACTCTGGATGAGCTATCTTGATGCTGATGATGACGTTACTCGCTATCAGGGTCAGGCTTATAACTGGATTGGGTTCGACGAACTTACTCAGTGGGGTAGTCCCTTTGCTTGGAACTATATGCGTTCTCGTCTACGTACTACTAAAGCAAGTGGCCTAAAGCTATACCAAAGAGCTACGACTAACCCCGGTGGTGCTGGACATAGTTGGGTAAAGAAAGCTTTCATTGACCCTGCTAAACCAAACAAAGCATTCTGGGCTATTGATCCAGAGACTGGTGAAACTCTCTCGTGGCCAGCAAATCATGCTCGTGCTGGTGAGCCACTGTTCCAACGCAGGTTTATCCCTGCTACTCTATACGATAACCCATACCTTGCTGAAGATGGTATGTACGAAGCTAACTTGATGTCTATGCCTGAGCATCAACGTAAGCAATTACTTGATGGTAACTGGGATGTAGCAGAGGGTGCAGCATTCTCAGAGTTTAACCGTAAGATACATACGATTGAACCCTTTGATATCCCAAGTAGCTGGCCAAGGTTTCGTGCAGCAGACTACGGGTATAGTTCTTACAGTGGTATTGTATGGTTTGCTATTGCTCCTAGTGGTCAGTTGATTGTTTACAGGGAACTCTATGTATCTAAAGTTCTGGCAGAAGATTTAGCAGACCAGATACTTGAGGCAGAAGAAGGTGAGAAGATGCGCTATGGTGTACTTGACTCTTCCCTCTGGCACAAGCGTGGTGACACTGGCCCTAGTATTGCAGAGCGTATGATCCTCAAGGGTTGCCGCTGGCGTCCAGCAGACAGAAGCCGTGGGTCACGTATTGCAGGTAAAAACGAGATACACAGACGGTTACAAGTTGATGAGTACACTGGTGAACCCCGCATGGTTATCTTCCATACGTGCCGAAACCTGATCTCTCAGCTACCCTCTATACCTCTCAGCAAGACAAACCCTGAGGACGTTGACACACACTCTGAAGACCACCTCTACGACGCTCTACGGTACGGTGTAATGACTCGCCCAAGTACGGGTATGTTCGATACGAATACAAACTACAGCAACTACGATGCACAAATTTCAGATTTGGTCTTTGGTTATTGACATGAGAATTTGTAATATGTGTAAGGTAGAACAATCTCTGGAGAAATTCCATAACTGTAAAAGCTTCCCTCTTGGTAAAGCCTATACTTGTAAAGTTTGTGCAAAATTAAAGTCCATATCTTGGAACGCTGAGAACAAAGCTCGCAAGGCGCTTGCTGGGAAAAAACATTACGAAGAAAACAAAGAGGCGTATATTAAACGTGCCGTAGAGGCTAATTGGCAAGGGAAGAATAGAGAAAAAACTAACCTACGTGCAAAACAGCACAGGGAAAGTAATCCCGGAGAAAATCGAGCAAGAGTTGCACAAAGAAGAGCAATGAAAATTAAAGCTACACCTCCTTGGGCAGACCTAGAACAAATACAACGCATCTATGTTTTGTGTGCCAAAGTCTCCGAAAGGACGGGAGTGTTACATCACGTAGATCATATTATTCCACTAAAAGGTAAAAATGTTTGTGGGTTGCACGTAGAGAAAAACTTAAGAATAATCCCTGCAAAGATGAATCTTGAAAAAAGCAACAAGTATCCCACTGGGTACTAATACAAATTGGAAATAAAGATGGAAGAAGACAACCTCTCGACTGACAGCATTAAGATGCTTGCTGTGAAGGATACCTCTGGGGAGACGCCTAACGATGAGCCTGCTGGTGGTATTGTAGCCTATGTTGAGGAACGATTCAATAAGGCTGAGACTTCACGGCAAACAGAAGAGACTCGTTGGATTACTGCCTACAAGAATTACCGTGGTATCTATGGTGAGGATGTTAAGTTTACCTCAACAGAAAAATCTCGTGTGTTTGTTAAGGTGACTAAGACCAAAGTACTTGCTGCTTATGGTCAAATGTCTGAAGTTCTATTTGGTAATGGCAAGTTTCCCATCGTCATTGACCCTACGACACTGCCTGAGGGTGTAGTAGAATCTTTCCACATTGAAACCAATGATGAAGTTAAGAAAGCTGAGAAAGCTGCTGGTATTGAGCCACTGCTTCCCGGAGAGACAATGCAGACCTACATGGAACGTCTTGGTTCTATGAAGAATGAACTTGGCCCAGTACAAGATGTTCGTAGTGGCCCCGGTATGACTCCCACACAGATCACCTTTGAACCTGCTATGATTGCAGCTAAGAAGATGGAAAAGAAAATCCATGATCAGTTGGAAGAGTCTTCCGCCAATAAGCACCTACGTGCCGCTGCACTAGAGTGTGCCTTGTTTGGTACAGGAATTATGAAAGGCCCATTCGCTGTGGATAAAGAGTATCCAAAGTGGGATGATGAGGGTACTTATAACCCAACAATCAAGACTGTACCAATGGTATCTAATGTATCCGTCTGGAACTTCTACCCTGACCCAGATGCACATAGCATGGAAGAAGCTGAATACGTTATCGAACGTCACAAGATGTCCCATAGTGAGCTACGTAAGCTGGCTAAACGTCCCTACTTCCGTAAGAATGAAATTGAAACTGCACTAAAGTTTGGCCCTAGCTACACTAAAGAGTGGTGGGAACAAGCTATGGAAGACGATATCCAACAAGTTGCTACAGAACGCTTTGAAGTCTTGGAGTTCTGGGGTAACGTTGAGAGAAAAACTCTTGAAGACCACAAGGTTGATATACCTAAGGAGTTGAAGGGCAAGGATAACATCGCAGTAAACATCTGGCTATGCAATGGCCGTGTCCTACGTCTGGTACTTAACCCATTTACCCCAAGCATTATCCCTTTCTATGTAGTCCCCTACGAAATCAATCCTTACTCCATGTGGGGTATTGGTGTTGCTGAAAACATGGACGATACGCAGACACTGATGAATGGCTTTATGCGTATGGCTGTAGATAATGCTGCACTGAGTGGCAACCTACTGATTGAAGTTGATGAAACCAACCTAGTTCCCGGACAAGACCTTACAGTTTATCCCGGAAAGGTATTCCGCCGTCAGGGTGGCGCTCCCGGACAAGCTATCTTTGGTACAAAGTTCCCTAACGTGTCCAATGAGAATATGCAGATGTTTGACAAGGCTCGTGTCTTGGCGGATGAGTCTACTGGTTTCCCATCGTTTGCACATGGTCAGACAGGTATCTCTGGTGTAGGTCGTACTGCATCTGGCATCTCTATGCTTATGTCAGCAGCTAATGGTTCTATTCGTACTGTTGTGAAGAACATTGATGACTACCTACTGGCTCCGCTTGGTAAAGCACTGTTTAGTTTTAATATGCAGTTTGACTTTGACCCTGAGATTAAAGGTGACTTAGAAGTTAAAGCTGCTGGTACTGAGTCCCTGATGGCTAATGAAGTACGTTCGCAGCGCCTAATGCAGTTCCTTGGTGTGGTGCAGAACCCAATCCTAGCACCCTTTGCAAGACTTGACTACATTGTTCGTGAGATTGCCAAGTCGATGGAGCTTGATCCTGACAAGGTTGCTAACTCTATGCAACGTGCAGCTATCCAAGCTGAAATCCTCAAGACCTTCCAAGCTTCCCAACCACAACAACCTCAGGCTCCTCAAGGGCCACAGGGGCAGCAGGCTCCCGCAGGAGTGCAGGCTCAGGATACCACTGGCTCTGGTGGGGGTAACATTGGTACTGGCTCTGTGCCCTTACCTAATGAACAAGGCTTTAGTGCCAACAATGGTGGGGCAGCGCAATGAGCCTAAAGCTACTCGTCAATGATCCTAAGTTGTGGCCAGAGTTTCTCAAGGAACTTGACACTATGATCCAACTGTGTTATAAAACTTTGGAACAGGTAAAAGACCCTATTGAAATCTATCGCGCTCAGGGTGAGCTACTTGCACTACGCAAACTACAAAAACTTCGTGACAAGGTGAATGTAGAATGAACGAAGATGAACAAACACTAAACGCTTTCTCTGCACCAAATCGTAGGGATGCTTATACACAAGCAAGGGCAGCAACACCAGAACAAAAAGGTTTGTCTTACACAGACCTTCTATTTGATGACATCTTTGGTGGGGCAGAAACACCAGAACAGGCTTCGCAAGAAGAGAACTCTTTGTTTTCTCGGCCACAGATAGATGGATATTACTATGATCCTGCGGCTTTACCTTTAGGGGCTGATCCAGAAACCGACATAAGTTGGGGTGGTGAAGGGGGTTTTAAAACTCGTAGAACTAAATCTGGTGTTGTATATGAAATTCAACCAATGTTATATAAAGAGATAAGTCTAAGTGAACGAAAAGCTAACCTTGCTAAAAATCTTGGTGCTGCCTATGAAGCTGTGACAGAAGACCCTTTAGGTACAGCAACAGGTCTTGCTAAAGGTATTGCAGAGGGTGTTGTGGGTAACATTAAAGCTGTTAGTAGCCTTAATGCTACACCTAGAGATGTTATGAATGCAGCTGGTATGGTAATGGGGGCTTCTGCACCAAGACTACTAGATGGATATGACCCAAATGTAACTCGTATTTTTGCTGGGGAGAATGCCAAGAATTTTCCTAGGGGAAAAAGGATTGAAGCAGATCGCCGTATTCTAGCGGGGGAAGATCCACAAAAAGTTTACGAAGAAACGACCATTCAGTATCTCCCACAAAGAGGAGGCTTATCTAGACCTGTTTTTAGTATTGACCCTAAAGGAGCATCTATTAGAGACTTTGATGCACTTAAACAAGTAGTCCCTTCTACTTCTAAAAATCAAGTGACTAAAGGTGGGGATGGAACAGTCAGGTTGCCGATTAAAGACGTTGTTGATTTTTCAGAGTTCTACGACAACTACCCACAAATTGAAGGTTTTGAAGTTGCTTTTGATCCTACTCTGGTTAAAGATACAGCCAGTTTTGATGCTGGGAATAAAACACTTAACCTCAGTCTGCAAAATTTAGAGGATGATAATCCAGATAAAATACGTAGTATTGCAATACATGAATTACAACATGGTGTTCAGGCTGTTGAAAGAACGTCTGGTGGTGCAGCCCCTTCATACTTTCTTGAGAAGACAAAAGAGATTGATCCCGTAACAGGATTAGAAAAACCCGGCCCTTGGAGAACTAATTCTGCGGAAATGTATAAAGACGTAGTTAAGCTTAATAGTTTAGAAAAAGCTGCAGAGAAAGCTAGAAAAGATTTTGAAGACCTTGGTAACTTTGCATCCCCCTTTAAAATTCTTAAACTTTATAAGGATGTGGGAAAAACTGAGTATGCTTTTAAGTCTGAAAGATACAGACTATCAAAGCTAGCTTTTCAAAAATATCAAGAAAATCCGGGTGAAATTGAATCTCGTGCTGCACAGTTGTGGGCAGAACTTACCCCAGAAGAAAGACAAAAAACTTTACCATCTACAGTTTACGATAGAGCAGCTAATGAAGGTTATTCTGTATATGCCAGACTTGGACAAGAACCTATATACGGTGAGAACTATATGCCAACAGGAAGACTTCCTGTAGCTATAGAAAAAGAGCTTAGAAAAAAACTTGAGGATGATCTATTAGAGAATCCTGATAGTAAGAAAGCTAAAAGAGAATTTGCCGAAGGTGGCATGGTAGAGGAAGAACAGATGAATAGACTAATGCAACAGGGTGGCATGGCCGATGATGGTATGTCGAGAGAACCCGTGACTGGCAATAACATCCCTCCCGGAGCTTTGGCTTCTGAAGTTCGTGATGATGTAGATGCAAAACTTTCTGGTGGTGAATATGTAGTTCCCGCAGATGTCTTGCGCTACTATGGTGTTCGCTTCTTTGAAGACCTACGTAGTCAAGCCAAGCAGGGTATGAGGGAGATGGAGTCTGCTGGTCGTATTGGCGGTGTACCTGTAGACCCTCGTGGTGTACCTATGCAGGGACAAGACGAAGAGCTTACACCAGAAGAAGAACAGATGCTAGCACAGGCTATGTCTGGTATGGCTGAGGGTGGCATGGCGTTTGATCGTGGTGATTTCACGATGGATAGTAATGCTACGACAACTCGTTTGTACTTTAACCCAACCACAGGCAAAAAACAATCTATCAATTTTCTGGGTGATCGACCCTTGGGTGGAATCCCTGATGGTTTTGTTCCTTGGACACAGGCTTTGCAAGATACCTATGATGCTACTAATCCTGCAACCCCAAAGCCAAAAAAGAAAAAACGTGACGATGATGGTTTTGGAAATCCCGAAGATACGACAAACAGTTATGACGCTTGGGCGGATGAAAACTATGATGCTATCACTAACGACCCCTTTAAATTTGGTATGGACTTACTTAAAAATCCTAATGATGATGGTGGATTGTTCGGTGTCCTTACGGGAAAAGACAAAGATATTCTAAATATTGCTGGTGCTAATGCGGCTTTGAAAAGACTAGAAGCTCAGGGTAAATTAAATTCGCCAGAGTATGTAGCATTGTCAGAGGAAGTTAAAAGATATGTTGGGGGACTCTCTCTTGTAGAAAAAGGATTAATCTCAACTGGAGTTGTGGGTATGGGTAACCAGTATGACGCAGCCCTCAGAAGAAAAGAAGGGGAAAATCCTCCTGCAGCTACTCCTCCTGCAACAGCACCAGCCGCTCCTGCTGCTGCCCCTGCTGCTGCTCCTCTTACCCCTGAGGAAGCTGCAAGAGCGGCCAATCGCGACCCTCGCCCAAGGACTTTTGGTAGCCAAGACCAAGACGACAGGGTGTTTGGTGGTGCTGGTGACGACAGGGTGATTGGCGGCAATGCTAACGATAGGGTTGGCACAAGTTATAACTCCCCTAGTACCAACCGTGATCGTCAGAGTGCTGCAGACCCTAGACCAGCTACACCTGCACCCACTCCAACCTCAACTTCTTCTCAAGGTGGAAGCAATACATATAGTAGCTCGACGTATGGCTCAGGTAACGCAAGCTATACCCAAACACCAAGACCCGGCTCTGAAAGATTTGCAGAAGGTGGTCTTGTACCTAAACCAAAGAAACCCCGTGCTAAGACAAAAGGTCTGGCAGGAAAACAATAAGGCAACTCAGCTTAGGCTGACCCCACTATAAAGGATAATAAATGGCTATCACTAAAGTACTCGTAGATCACAATGGTTCCAACCGTAAGAATCGTCAGCGTATTGCTGATGCAGAACAGGAACTTAATGACCTCATGCAGGGTAAGGAACCTGAAGAGGGTACGACTCCTGTAGAAACTAAAGCTGCCGTAGAAGCAGAACCTACAGACCCAGAAGAGCGTACCTTTAAGAAGCGTTATGGTGATCTTCGTCGTCATATGTCTGAAAAGGAAAAGGAATGGGAAGCTAAACTTGAAGCTGCCAAGGCTCAACCCAATCATAACACAATCCTTCCACCTAAGTCGGATGAGGATATTGCAGCATGGGCACGTAAGTACCCTGATGTAGCATCCATTGTAGAGACTATTGCAGAGAAGAAAGCTGCAGAGAAACTCTCCAAGTATGAGCGTCAGTTTGATGAGTATGAAAAACTTAATACTGAAACTACACGGAACAAAGCCCTGAACACAATTCGTGAGAGTCATGCTGATTTTGATGATCTACGTAAGTCAGATGCTTTCCATGAGTGGGCTGATGAACAACCTAAGTGGGTACAGGATGTTCTTTATGAGAATGAAGAAGATGCTCGTGCTGTAATCCGTGTGATTGACCTCTACAAAGTTGACAAGGGTCTGAATCCTGCGGCTAGAAAAGCTAGTGCCAAAGAAGCTGCATCATCTGTTGTAGCTAAGGGTAAGACTAGTGTTGATCTTGATGGTGGCAAAGAGACTATCCGTGAGTCTGATGTCAACAAGATGGATATGAAGACCTTTGAAAAAATGGAAAAGCGTATTCAGGCTGCAATGCAGAACGGTACTTTTGTTTATGATATGAGTGGTGGTGCAAGATAACTCTTGACAAATAAGGTAAACTTCGTATAACTATGGCAAGTAGCGTAGGACTCTGATCAAGACTACCCAATGCTACTTGCCTACTTCAAGTCTAAACTATAAGTAAGACTCACCTGAAAAGTACAGGCCCGTCTCTCAAAGGTCGATCAACCTAAAGAGAAGATGCACCCTAGGAAAGACTCAGCCTCTTATCGCTCTGTTTAGCTTCTTATCAAAGCCAAATATCATAGGAGTATTTCTCATGGCTTTCCAATCTGCTTCGGGTCACGGCAATTTGCCTAACGGTAACTTTTCTTCGGTTATCTATTCCAAAAAAGTACAACTTGCTTTCCGTAAGGCAACCGTTGTTAGCGACATCACTAATTCGGATTATTTCGGTGAAATCTCGGCTCAGGGTGATACTGTTCGTATTATCAAAGAACCTGAAATCTCTGTTTCGGCTTATGCTCGTGGCACTCAAGTGCAAGCACAAGACCTGCAGGACGCTGACTTCTCGCTGGTAATCGACAAAGCTAACTACTTTGCATTCAAAATTGACGATATTGAAGAAGCTCACTCGCACGTAAACTTCATGGACTTGGCTACCAACCGTGCGGCTTACCGCTTGGCTGACCAGCATGACCAAGAAGTTCTGGGTTACCTGTCGGGTTACAAGCAGTCGACTCTCCATTTGGATGCAGATACAGTAAATGACGTTGTGAACGGCACGAAGGCTGTCACGACCGCTGGTTCTGACGAACTGCTGACCTCAATGAAGCTCCGTAAGGACAGCTTTGGCAACATCACTACTGCTTCTGCTGGCGACCATTCGATCCCTGTGGCTGCTCGTCTGCCCGGTGCTACTGCACTGCCAACCACTCACGTCTCGCCTGTCATGCTGATTAACCGCATGGGCCGTCTGCTGGATCAACAGAATGTTGACAAAGTGGGCCGTTGGATTGTGATCGACCCAGTGCTGATGGAAGTACTGATGGACGAAGACTCGCGCTTCCTGAATGCTGACTACGGTGATTCGGGTGCATTGCGTAACGGTCTGGTTCTGTCAAACTGGAATGGCTTCCGTGTGTACGTCTCGAACAACCTGCCTTCGGTTGGTACGGGTGCTGCTACGACTGGTACTGCTAACCAGAACTCGAACTACGGTGTGATCGTTGCTGGTCATGAGTCGGCTGTTGCTACGGCAGAGCAGATTAACAAGACCGAAACCTACCGTGACCCAGACTCGTTCGCGGACATCATCCGTGGTATGCACTTGTATGGTCGTAAGATTCTGCGTCCAGAAGCAATCACCACTGCAAAGTACAACCTAGCTTAATGCTAAGTTACTGTGGGTATCCCTTCGGGGGTACCTTTTAACTCTGCCATAAACCTAGGAAAGGGAATTTAAATGGCTACTGTTACTACTCTTGCGGGCGGAACGGTTGATGGTTTCACCGCTGGGCGTATGCCCTACTTCAAAGAAGTCCTGATTGACTTCGCTGCTGCTGCAACTGCGAAAGGCTCGGCTCTGGCTTCTGCTGACGTGATTGAAGCAATCTCGGTACCTGCTAACACCATCATCCTTAACGCTGGTCTGGAAGTTATTACCGTTGCTGGCGGTGAGTCGAGCGATACGACTGTTGACCTTGGTGTTACCACGACTGAGCCTGATATTTTTATTGATGGCTTTGACCTTGATGCTGCTGCTGCTGGTGCTTATGCTCAGAATGCTGCTGCCTTCCAGCCACTCGTGATTGGTACCGCTGATACGATTGACCTATTGATTGCCACTGCTACGACTGCCCCAACTTCGGGTGTGGTTCGTATCTTCGCTATCCTTATGGACATTGATGCACGTAAAACCGCTGCAGAAGTTGACCGTGATACGCTGGCTTAATTAGCCTAAGATAACAGAGAGTACCTCTTGACGGGGGTACTCTTTTAACTTTTAAGGATAGACAACGTGTCAGCTTATAATTTTCTTGGCCTTGTGAATGATGTGAATCGTAGGCTCAATGAAGTTGAGTTGACCTCTGCTAACTTTGCCGCTGCTACTGGTTTCTATTCATCGGCTAAAGACTCTGTTAACTCTGCACTACAATACCTTGGGCAGAATCAGTTTGAGTGGCCATTCAACCATGAAGTAAAAGAGCAAACTCTGACTGCAGGTACA